CAATTTAGATACTTCTTCGAAGGTGGACCTGGTGATAAGTTAAGTCCACCGAAAAGAGAAAGTCTTTTCATAGGATTATTAGAAGGCATACACCCAGATGACGCATTAGTTGTTCTTAATATGATTGCAAAGAAGTCTCCAAAGGGTATAACAAAAAAGTTAGCAGAAGAAGCATTTAATGGTTTACTTTCTAAATAATGTATGGTATAATTAATCATGAATTGGTTAATTGTAGTATTTTTTGTTGGTGTATATGCTGATGGTACACAAGATAGTTATGTCTTCGAAAAGCCTTCTTTCAAAACTAAGGCTGAGTGTATGTATGCAGCTAATGATAAACAACAAATCGATCTCTTTGTTAAGAAGTTAATACTTGATGTAGGTCACAGAGATATACATAAGGTAGTTTGCACCACAGAAAATCAGATACGAGCAGCCATAAAGTTGAGCAATGGAGGATCTGATATATGAACATATTTGTTTTGGATAAAAACCCAACTATAGCAGCACAAATGCTATGCGATAAACATATACCAAAAATGATAGTCGAGTCTGCGCAGATGTTAAGTACAGCGCATAGACTCCTTGACGGTACACCAGAAAAACGAAGATCAAAGTCTGGTAAAACTATGCAAACATACTATTCTTTTGGTGATGTACGAGATAAACTATACTATCTTGCTGTACATAAGTATCATCCATGTACTACATGGACTACAGAATCAGAAGATAACTATCGATGGCATTATTGTCATTTTACAGCCATGTCAGAAGAATATGAATACAGACGAGGAAAGATACACAAAACATGGGATCTCCTTGGTATGCTACTTGCAGCACCACCTAGGAATATATCTCGAGGACCATTGACAGAATTTGCACAAGCTATGAGTCATTTTCCAGATTGTAAAGTACCTGGTGATGCAGTAAAAGCTTATCGTAATTATTATCATGCAGCCAAACCATTTGCTAAATGGGAATGGCGTAGACAAGCTCCAGACTGGTGGAAAGGATACCAAAATGCCGACTTACACGCTGCGTAATATCAAAACAAAGAAAAGCTTTGACGTATTTTGTACCTATACAGAACTACAAAAAATGCTTGAAGAAGATCACAACTTAGTTCAAATGTTAGTAACACCTACAGTTATTGGTGGTTCAGGATCATTACTAAGTAAAACATCTGATGGTTGGAAAGATCATCTTAAAGAAATCAAAAAAGCATCTGGAAAGGGTAATACAATAAAGGTTTGATATGGAGTTTATACATGAAAAAATTGATATGGGATACGATAACTTGGATCGCGCTGAACACGCAGATGGTCGTCGCTATGTTACTGTTGACGGTAACGCTTATCCTTCTGTTACTACAGTATTGAGTATAATACACGAAGAAAAGATAGCAGCATGGAGAAAAAAGGTTGGTACAGAAAAAGCTAATCAGATCGGTACACAAGCTGCAAATCGAGGTACATTAGTACATGAGATAATAGAAAAATATTTACATAATGAAGATACAACCGACTATCTACCTCACATACAACAATCACTTAAAAACTTAAAGCCTCTGTTAGATAAGCATATTACCAAAGTATTTGCTACAGAAGCTCCATTGTATAGCGATCATCTAAAGTTAGCAGGTACATGTGATTGTATTGCTGAATGGGACGGTGTTCCTACAATAATCGATTTTAAAACATCTAAACGACCTAAGAAAAAGATAGACATACCAAACTATTTTGCTCAACTTGCAGCTTATGCTGTTATGTGGGAAGAAAGAACTGGTATGGCTGTAAGTAATACTCGCATTGTTATGGATGTTGATAACTTCCATCCTGTAATGTACAAAGAAACTCGAGACGATTGGATAGATCTCATGATAGAAACACGAGATGAGTATAATCGTCGTAAGAAGTTTCATTCATAAGTGTTACATTAATATCACACTATAATTATTTTCGCTTTATTTAAAAAAAAGCATGTACAATCATTTAATTATGAGGTATACTGGTACTATAATAACTAATGAGGAGATATTATGAAAAAAATTAATGATCAGATACCAATGACCTTCCAACAGGAAGTCAATCTACATGAACATGGTAGTATCTGGGGTCGTAAAAAGACCGCAGAAGACTTTCGTCGTGATGCTATTCGGCGTAAGCAGACTTCTAGAGTTGGTCAAAAGAGACTGGCTTTTTTAAACCAGCCTGGAATGAGGCAATTATCACAAGACTTGGAAGAGCAAAGAGTTGCTCAACCTTGGAATGAGTTTGCTACTAGTATGAGTAGCGCTCTTTCAGTTTGGGGTCAGTGGACTCCAGGTCAATTAGCTGCTGTTAAGAAAATGGTAGCTAAATTTAAAAAGTCCATCGAAGGCAAAACAGCTCGATGGGCTGGAATACAGGGGTACATATATGAATAATGTAGTACTTACAGATTGTGATGGAGTTCTCTTAAACTGGAGAGATTCCTTTGATTCATGGATGATGAGACAGCATGGAATATTTGCTACAGGTGATGTTCGTGTTTACGATCAAACTGAAAGATACCAAGATCCTGAAATCTGGAAAAAAATCACAGAATTCAATGCATCAGCAAATATTGGTTGGTTACCGCCACTTTATGATTCAGTAAAGTATGTTAGAAAAATATACGAAGAGTTAGGAATGAAGTTCACAGTCATAACTTCTCTATCTCTTAATCCTTATGCGCAAAAACTAAGAACACAAAATCTTACCAATATATTTGGTAAAGACGTGTTTGATGAATTTATTTACCTAGACACTGGTGAAGACAAAGATGTTATCCTTGGAAAATATGCAGAATATTATCCAGGTGCATATTGGATTGAAGACAAAGTTAAGAACGCCATTGATGGCGCTGAAGTTGGTCTTCAACCATTATTAATCAAGCATCCTCATATTAAAACAGAAAATACTGAGGATATCCCTTTAATGTCTAACTGGAGAATGGTGTATGAAACAATCGTTGGCTAGCGTACTAGTACTAAGATCACAATTTGAAGAATTAACTAAAAACTTTACTATGAGTCATGGGTCAGATATAGATACTATAAAATGGTTTATTGAAGAAGGACATAAATCAAATTCATTGCGTAGAGGTTTTAAAAAGGCTAAGTCTATAGCAGAAACAATTTGGAGTTACCATGCAAAAGAAGTTACAAAAAGATTCGAAGTACAATGATCAAGATCTAAATGGCGACGGTGTTGTATCAGATGATGAATTAGATGAATGGAAACAAGCAGAAGAAGTGAAGAGATTAAATAGAAAACAAATGCATCAAAGAAATATGGCGTGGGTTGCTCTCGCATCTATGCTTTTATTTACTGCAATAATGTTTACACCTATCGTACCTGATGAAAGAATAAAACTTTTGACTGATATATCAAATTTATTTTATTTAGCTCAAGCTGGCATCGTAGGTGCATTTATGGGATTTGCTGCCTTTGATAAATCAGGCATGAAAGGAAAGTAATAATACATCATGAAAAGATTGATATATCAAGTTTATGTACATAAACGTTCTAAATTATATGACCATTGCACACAATCAGTAAAAAACTATTGTAGAGAACATGGAATAGCGCATGTAGTTCAAACTGCACCACAACTATTCATAAAACCTAATATATTTGTTACAGGTAGGAGTAGAGAATCATATGAAAAATATGGTGGTTACTTACCGATATATGAAAAAGAAAATGCGTTTGCATACTTCGGTGATTACGATCAAATAGCAATCATCGATGCAGATGTATATATTAGACCTGGCGCTCCTGACTTTTTTGAAGAGTTAGATGAATCATATGACTTCGGTGGTGTTATTGAAAGAGACATGCCAGTTACTCAGGATTATCATGCCAAATTAAAAAATTATTCTCACATGCAATATGCTTCTCTTCCTACATTTAAAGATACTGTATGGGGAGCCGAAGCTGCTCCATTTATGAATATGGGAGTTATGTTGATGAATAAATCTTTTGCTAAATATCTTAATGGTCAAACGCCAAAACAGTTCATAGGAAGAGATGAGTTTCAACCCTTTGTTGATGGAATGGGTGCATGGAAATGGTCAACGGATCAGACTTTGTTAAACTATTGGATTCCAAAAGTTGGAATGAAAGTTAAAAATCTTCATTGGAAATGGAATGGATTATATGGTGTAAATACTAAGATCAAAGAATGTCATTTTGTGCATTTCTTTTTAAGAGATCATTTACCGCAACAAGGCGAAAATGTTGAAGAACTAATGGAGCAAGTTAGTGGATAATAAAGAAATAGATATAAGAATAGCAGTTTTAGAAACTATGCACAAAGATTTACACGATCAATGCGAAAAGAATCCTACTGCTGAACTTAAGAAGAGAAAACTAGAAGTTAAGACAGAACTTCAAAAACTACAAACCAAAAAAGATTATGATTATGATGAACATGCTGGCGGGATTGAAACCTTTTAAAACTATTAAATTTAACGGAAAAGAATATCCAGAATTTCAAACGAACGGCAATGCAGCAAGATTTATCATGCCATTTGCTAAAGAGGTTTGTAAAGGAAAAGGATTAGATATAGGTTGCGGCAAAGAAGATTGGGCATTACCTGGTTCTATTCCTATTGATATAGAATTTGCAGACAAATGGGATGCAACTCATTTACCTGATTACAAACACGATTATATATTCTCATCTCATTGTCTAGAACATCTTACAGATTGGGTAAAAGTTTTAGATTATTGGGCTACAAGAATTAAGAGGAATGGTGTATTGTTTTTATATCTTCCTGATTATTCACAAGAATATTGGAGGCCATGGAATAACACGAAACATGTTAATATATTAAAACCTGAATATCTCAGAGATTACTTAGCACATCATGACTGGAAAAATATAAATGTATCTGGTGTAGATCTATATAACTCATTCGCGGTATATGCAAGAAAATGCTGGTAAAAGTGGAAAGATTAAAAAAAATAGTTGTAAACGGTACGTTTGATTTACTTCATGGCGGACATATAGATCTACTCAATATGGCTAAGATGTATGGAGACTACTTAATTGTAGCTATAGATACTGATAGACGAGTAAGAATTCATAAAGGTAAAGATCGACCAATAAACAATCAAAATACGAGAAGGAAAATATTAGAGAATATAAAGGCGGTTGATGAAGTAGTATTATTTAATTCTAACGATGAATTAATATCAATTATTAGTGACTGCGATCTGAGAATTATTGGATCCGACTGGAAAAAGAAACAATCTGCCATAATCGGAAGAAAAGCATGTAAATTATTATTTTTTGATAGAGTAAATGATGAATCAACAACAAAAACGATCGAAGATTATATTAATAGGCGACAGCTGTAAAGACGTAACGCATTTTGGCCATGTTAATAGATTAAGTCCTGAAGGACCTTTCCCAGTATTAGATTATCATAGCACAGAAGTTGCTGATGGTATGATCATGAATGTTTATAATAATTTCATGAACCTACTTGTACGACCTGATGATGTTACCATCTATTCAAAACTATGTGAAGAGAAAATACGATACGTTGATGACGTATCTCAACGACAACTCATGCGTATGGATAGCCCAATACTAGAAGATAATAAAGCAATAGACTTAACAGGTTTATTATTAGCAGATCTGTCTGACTTTGATGCAATCGTAATATCTGACTATAATAAAGGTTATGTAACTTATGACTTTGTACAAAACTTAAGAAAAAAATATCATGGACCAATCTTCATAGATTCTAAAAAACCAGACTTAGCTAAATTTAAGGGCTGTATAGTTAAGATCAATCGAGATGAATGGAATAAAAGGACATCTGAAGGAGATGATACATATATTATAACAGGCGGAAGAGATGACGTTACGATAAGATTCGCAGGATCAACTCATGAAGAGTATGTACAACCGCCTCAAGTTGAAACACATGATCCATGTGGGTGTGGAGATACATTTTTGGCAGCATTCGTTTATGATTATTTAAATAATCAAGATATGATTAAAGCTACAGAATTTGCAGTACAAGCTGCAGCAGTTACAGTTACTAAAACAGGTGTATATGCACCTAATCTTGAAGAAATAACAGGAGAAGATCATACGTACCATTAATAAAGGTTGGGGTCAGGAATACATATTCGCTGATGAAAAAGATTACTGCGGTAAGTTCTTAAACTTTGATGAAGGCAAAAAGTTTTCTATGCATTTTCATGCTGTCAAAGATGAAACATGGTATGTGTTAGAAGGTAAATTCAAAGTAAGATGGATAGATACTAAAACAGCAGTACAAAGTGAAACTATCTTAGAAAGAGGACAAAAGTGGAGGAATCCACCATTGATGCCTCATCAATTGATATGTATAGAACGTGGATCTATAATGGAAGCATCAACACACGATGATCCTAATGACAACTATCGTGTACAACCTGGGGATAGTCAATCATGATTTACATTGTTGATATCGATGGAACTATATGTAATACAAAAGATGGTAAGTATGCTGAATCTAAACCAATGTTTAATAGGATTGAAAAGATTAATAAGTTATATGATGAAGGACATACAATAAAATACATGACAGCAAGAGGTGCTGTAACTAAAATGGATTGGAGAGAACTTACTGAAACACAACTTAAAGAGTGGGGATGTAAGTATCACGAACTTGATGTAGGTAATAAACCACATTTTGATTTGTGGATAGATGATAAGGCAATTAATTCAGAAGAGTTTTTCAAATGAAAGGACAAATAGTTTATATAGAAGGCCATATGGAGTCAGAAGAACAAGCTCAACAAGCTTTGACATCCTTTAAAAGATGGAACTGGGATGTAGAGTTACACAAAGGTCTTACTGCAGAAACAGTACAAGATACAGAAGAATTTAAAAATTTAGGCATAATAGAAAAAAGCAGACTAATAGACTTTAAGGTTGAAGATCATCACAAATATTTAACTAAAATGGCATGCGCAATAAACAATGCACAATTTTGGAAGAAAGTCGTAGAGAGCAATGAACCTATGGCGTTCATAGAATATGATGCTATTTGTATAACGAGTTGGGATAATCATAAGTTTAGTGACTATCTAATATTAAATTGCGAAAGCGTCTTTCAACCTCCTAATAAATTAGGTCTACTACAATTTGTAAATTATAACTGGAAAACATTTGGTCTTGCAAGATGGGCTGAAGATTATCCTTTAAAATATCACAAAGATAACGCATGGTATGATGCATCTATGGCGCCAGGAACTGGAGCTTACGCCATGACTCCTCAAGGTGCAAAGAAGATGTTAAAGGCCGTAGAAACTCATGGATTAGATCAATCTGATTTTATGATAAACTCAAAGAATGTTACAATGCAAACTTATATTCCAAGTCCTGTAACGTTTAACACAGTCAATCTAAGTACTTCATACGGCATTCAATGATTAACTTAGTAACTCAAAGTCCTCGTCCTTTAGGCGATGCTATTGATACTATCTTTTTGGCCCATACAATATCAAAGGTTGATGATAATATTGTCAATCTACATATGTCTCATCCAGATCTCCAAGTATTAAATGATCTTGTAAAGTTTGGAGATGTAGAACTTAATTCAACTCACCATTATTTTAAAGGTATGACAACAGGTAAGTTTGATTATGATAATATAAAAGATAAAGCATTTTATATATTATATTCAAAACAACTTGACACTATTCCTCTTCAGAAGAATATTGAAAAGAGAGATATAGATTTACCTAAAAGATTCATTACAGTTCAATGGGATGCTGGTCAACTATACCGTAAGGTTGATAGATGGAGTGATGATAGAATACCAAACATAGAAAGTTATTATAAGAACTTAGGTTATGAAATAATAAGAGTTGGCGGTGAAGGTGATTATAAGAACCTTAAAGATATAATATACATTATGTCTAAGGCAAGTTTACATGTTGGTGCTGATTCTGGTATGATGCATATTGCAAAGTTCTTATTGCCCATGAATAAGATACATGTTTATATAAACATAAGAGAAAGAAAAGATGATCCGAGATTTCCTGATAGTTGGAACGTTGCGTTCATGGCAAGAGAGATATTTAGGCGTGGTGCAAAGATGAACTTTTGTGAATATCCTCATGCCGAACAAATACAATATTTCAAGGATGTAAGTTTATGGGCTTAGGCGATGATATTATCTTTTTAGGAAAAGCTGAAGAAGTATATAAAGAAACAGGCAAAAAGATAGTTCCGTTATATCACGCTGGTTGGAATACACTATACGATAATGTTGAGTTTATAACAAAGGTAAAAGATGAAAACTCTTTGACAATGAATGCTCGTGACACTGATGAACCATCTGATATTCACGTTGATTATTATACAAAGGGTCGAGAACAAACCATACTCGGCGAAAGAATGATATGGAGACCATTTAAACCATCTAAATATAAAGTAAGACTAACTAAGGAAGAATTAGATACAAATACTTTTACAGACTTCATCTTAATAAATCCTGATTATAAATCCACTTTCTTCTCGAGAAATAAAGACTGGGGATTTAGAAAATATCAAGAGCTTACAAATAGATTAACTGAAGATGGATACCGTGTTGTAAGAATAAAACCAGGTGGTCAATACGTGGAACCAGATTTAGAGAATGCCATAAATGTTTACAGTGATGATTTAAAAAAATCAATAGCGATAATGAGTAGAGCTAAACTTGGTATAACTTATCACGGTTTTGTAACTCATATATTAGGAGGATATAATATTCCAGCTGTTGATATACAAGGTGGTATTACTGATTCTAATATCATGAGTTATGATAATCATATAATCATAGGATATGAACATCCTCGAACCCCATGTGGTGCAACGTATTCATGCACACATTGTGATGAAGCTAACGAATATATAACAGTAGATATGGTATACGAAGCATGCAAAAAACTCTTATAATACAAGTCGAAGTAGGTAACACTCCAGGATATATCTATGGCGGAGACCAAACTGCTGATGCAGTAGAAGGAGCTAAGATAATGAAATCTCATTTAGTTCCTACAGTAGAAAGATATTGCGAAAAGCATGGATATGATTACAAAAAGATAACAGAATATCCCAAAGATTTAGACATAACATACTTCAACTATAGTTCAAAAGGTGAAGACTATGACTTCTCAAAGGGAGGGAAAAATAAGTGTTCAACTCTCATCAGATACTTAGCTATGGGTGATGATACCTATGACAGAATTGTAGTATTGGATAACGACATATGGGCTACGCCATGGGCTGATCCATTACCAGAAGCAAAGGGACATCACGGTGTAGAAGACTTAGGGAAAGATTATCGCGGAACTGCAAGTCAAATGAATTTGCCATTTGGAAAGTTTATAAATGGTGGTGTGCAGATGGTAGATAAAGAAGCTGGAAAAAGTTTAAATAGATACATCACAGAAGCAATTAAAACTAAAGCTAGGCCTCCTGGAGGTAGACACACAGATCAATCATATATGAATCATTGGAGATCCCAAAATATACCATTAGCTTATACGTTGCCTTATAAATGGAATTTTATGGTAGGACTACATAAAGAATCTTTTGAGAGTGCATCTTTTGTACATTTTGCTGGAGCTCAAGGAAGAAAATACTTGATAAGACAGACTCATATTATAAAATGAAAGAATTAGTATTCATATTAACGATAATGAATGGTGATCAGGCTGAAGGTGAGATAGTCCATCCTAATATGGATAAATGTAAATGGTATGCTGAAAAAATTAATAACCAAAAGACGAACTTGATTCTCAATTATTCGGCATGGTGTAAACCACTTGTAAGAGATAAGATCGAGGAATAAAATGGGAATATGGAACTGGGGAAAAGGTAAAAAAGAACCTAATATACAGACAGTTGTTTATGTAGATAGCGATAGAATTTCGTGTAATGGAAATGGAGAACATCCAAAAGTTTGGTATACTGTACCAGATGACGGCTATGTGCAATGCGGTTATTGTGATATTATGTTTATGAGAAAAGAACTTACAGAAAAAGAAAAGATGGATAAGCACTTTAATGGCACAACTTACACAAAGGACGGATTAGACAATGACTTTTGAAATATTTACAATAATATGTTTAATCGTAACAATTATAATTGTTCCAATCTATATGTGGTTGTTACGTAATATCAAGAACTCTTGGATATCTAATTCACATGAAACTTATGGTGGTAGTATGACTATAACGGGTGAACATAAAGTAACTTGGATGGATCCTATTGTTAAAAAAATTAAAAAATAATGACGACTTTTATATCAGCACCCTTTGGAAACTATTTAAAATTTAAAAATGCTGTAAGTGTTACTGGAACTTGGACATACAAACCAAGGCCTGGATTGCTAAAACAAATAATAAAAACTTTAAGATACACAAGAAACGGCTGGAGAAATAAGATTGGCCTAAGAAATCGTGGGATAGAATATGGAATACAACGTACAAACTTTAACGAAGTATTGAGTATTGCAGCAATAGATCAATATGATTGGATAAATTTAGAATCAATCGTACCAGAAAGCCAGAATATAGAGCTTAATATCAGTTGCCCTAACTTAGACGTTCATCAAGATACCACCGATTTCAAAGGTTTTGATTTATGGCCAGTTAAAAAAAGAAAATGGTGTATAGTAAAAGTACCACCAACTTCATCATATGCATTATTAGATAAAATCGTTGATATGGGATTTACGCAGATTCATGCAAGTAACACTTTACCAACTGATAAGGGTGGATTAAGCGGAGCTATATTACTTCCGCATACTCGAAAGATTATTACATATCTAAAATCACAATATAAAAATGTAGAAGTTATCGCTGGTGGTGGGATAAAAGAAGCTTGGCACGCAGAATATTATAAAGACTTAGGTGCTGATCATATAAGTATTGGCACTGGCTGTTTTAATCCTCTTAAAACATGGAGAACTGTAAATGAAACCAGAACCATATAAGTTTGAGTCAAACGATTGGTCACAAGAAAGATACGATAATAATTGGTTATTGAACTCAGATAAACTACACGATCCTCGAGGCACTTTGGGTCAATACAAAACTAATGATGCTGAGATTCAAGTTGCAGCAATTAAAGAACACTTAGCCAATACACGAAACGCCATTGATGTAGGATGTAGATGGGGATCTTTTGGAATGGCACTCCATAAGATAGGATTTCAACATGTTCATATGATTGAAATGCGAGAATATCATTTCAAAGGAATATCTTATAATGTTGATATGTCCAGAGCGTCTGTATATAACTTTGCTGCTATGAACAAAAGCGGTAGTATTACTAGAGGCGGAAAGACTGTAATAAATACTGAATCTGGTAACGTTCCTGCATATGCGATAGATGACTTAGAAGTTGATAATGTTGATCTTATAAAGATAGATGTAGATGGTCCAGATAGGTTAGTGCTAGAAGGTTGCCTTGGTACCATATCAAAGTGTATGCCTGTGATCTATATAGAATATGGAGAAGAACAAAAAGCATGGGAAGAAAAATACGGTAAAGGTCAATTGAAAGAATCTAAAGACTTATGGGGCATTTTAGAAGCCACATACACAGAAATACCTGGTCCAGAGAATAATATTATCCTTTTACCTATTTACAAATAATATCAAATATGGTATAATAGGATAAAAAGGAGATTTAAATGACTGAAGGACAAACACTATTCATTATGATGACTGCTATGGTTGTTGGTACTGTTATGCTTAATTTCATTGTTAGTTTGTTTATACAATGAAAATATTGGTAACAGGAGCTACTGGTTATATTGGTGCGCATATATGTAAAGCACTAAAAGAAAAAGGCCATTGGATTCTTGCAACAGATTATAATGACAATCAAAATGATATATCAATGTGGTGTGATGAATACATAAACTTTGATATCAGAACAATAAGCGGAAAATATCATAACGTAGATAAGGTTGTGCACGTAGCAGCAAAGACAAAGGTAGGCCCATCTGTTGATGAACCATGGGATTATTATGATACTAACGTTAATGGCACAAAAAAAATTATCGAAGCTTTTCCTTGTTGGCATTTTATATACTGTTCAACTGGATCAGCTTTTAATCCTGGCTCAAATGCATATGCAGCTACAAAATGGGGCGGAGAACTTATAACTCAACAATTTTATGACAAATATAGTTTAGTAAGATTTTATAATGTAAGCGGCAACAATGGTTTTTATAAGTTTGACGATGAAATAAGCCATCTTATAAGAAAAGCTGCAAGAGTTGCAAATTCAATGGGTAACGATCACCCATTTATGCCATTATTTGGTACAGATTATGATACTCGAGATGGTACATGTGTTAGAAATTACACACATATCAAAGATATAGTAGATGGTATAGTGAGGATAACTGAAGCAGATGCTACTAACAAAGTAGAGTGCTTAGGATCCAAACATGGAGTTACAGTTAAAGAAGTAATAGATACTATGAAGAAGGTATCTGGTAAAGAGTTTTTAGTTATGTCTAAAGAAAGAAGACCAGGAGATATTCCAGTTTCAACTATCCCTTTAGAATCAAGATTTTTTAAAGAAACCCAAACATTAGAGGACATGTGCAGAGATGCACTTGAATATGAAAAATGAGAGAAGCAATTTACAATATGTGGAATACGTTAATGAATGCAGATCATAATCCACTGCGAAATATTCCAAGCTTACAAGCAAGACATATGATTTTACAAATACTTGCGTGGACGTGGGCGAGTAGTTTTGCACTTGCATACGGTAGTATGTGGATATGGGGATTTTCAGTGGTCGCACACTTGTGTATAATAGCTGCTGTAGTAGTTACAGTTGCAACTTTTGAAACAGCAAAGAGAAAACCTCAAATATTTGATGGATATAATGGAAGAGGCAACGGTGGAGAACATGAATAGAGAAATAAGAGATGCTAATGTCTGTGTCATAGGTGGAGCAGGTTTTTTAGGATCTCATCTCGTTGACTATCTTATAGAAGAACGAAATTGTAAAGTATTAGTCGTTGATAATCTAGTATCTGGTTCTGTGAAACATATTCATGAAAAAGCTTTATTTGAAGATTGGGATATTAATCAACAATGGAGAATGTTAGTTACATTCTTCAAAGCTCATGATATAGATTGGGTTTTTAATTATGCAGCAGAGCCCTATATTCCTGAAGGGTTTAATAGGCCAATGCACTTCTTTGAGATTAATGCAACTTCGGTTTTAAGAGTAATTACGGCTTGCGAAGAAGTTAACATCAAAGGTTTATTACAAGTTTCATCTGCAGAGATATATGGTAATATGACTGGAAAGATAAAAGAATCAGATCCAGTAGAACCTCACTCAACTTACGGAGTATCAAAACTTGCAGCAGATGGTTTAGTTCAAGTACGCCATAAGGAATCAGGTCTTAACGCTATCGCTATGAGACAGTTTAATTGTATCGGTGAAAGAGAAACGCACGAATATGTTTTACCTGAAATAATATCTCAGTTATCAGAATCAAGCACTGTTCGATTAGGTAATAACTCATTTAGAGATTTCCAATACGCAGGTGATGCTGTAAGAATGGCAGTTGACTTATTAGAGAATGGTAAGTGGGGTGAAGTATATAATATGGGAAGTGAAGATGGCATCAAGATATATGACTTAGCAGAAATGGTTGGCAAAATCATGGGTCATAATTCTATTGATATTGAAGTTGATGAGTCAAAGGTTAGACCATGGGAGATATGGCATCTTCAATCAGATAACACAAAGTTGTATGGCGCGATAAGTACTAGGCCTCAGGTATGTATGGAGGACGCAGTTAAAAAAACTATAAATTATTATAAGCAAAACGGAAGTAAATGGGATTGGTAAAATGAATGAAATATTATACGGATGGATTTTAATAATGGTAACTTTAAACCCTGATGGTACATTAGAAGGTCAAGGTGTCAACTACTACAAAGAATATAAACCATGTTTTGAAGAAATGGTTAAACTATCTGTTTTAGGAAAGGGAAAAGCTTACACTTGCATAGATGATTATCTTAATCTTAATCATGAAGAAGGCTAACTATGTTTCCTTATCAAGAACTAGAAGAAAAATACGCTAAGTTTACAGGAACTAAATACGCATGTGCCACTAACACCGGAACAGCTGCATTGCATTTGGCTATCGAAGCTTTAGAGATGCCGAATGATACACAAGTAATAGTTCCAGATTTTACGATGTATGCTTCTGGTCTTGCAGTACACTATGCAAGGTTGACTCCAGTCTTTATAGATTGCGATGAAAATCTATTGATTGATTTAGATAAAGTTGAAAAACACTTTGACATGGCTGTTAATAAATGGCGATCAAGAATATTAATGATTACACATGTATATGGCCGTACAGTAGACATGGATCGTGTTGATTATATAGCAAAGAAATATAAGTTAAGAGTTATTGAAGATGCGTGTGAGGCTCAAGGTGCTGAAGTAGGCACATACGATATAGGCTGTTTTTCTTTTTACCGTAACAAGATAATACATGCAGAAGAAGGTGGCATCATAACAAGTAATGATAAAGCCTTCATCGAAAAAGCTCAAGACATGAAAAACATGAGCTTTGGTAACAAACATAATTATTATCATAAACGTATTGGTTTTAATTATAGGATGCCAGACTCTCAAGCAACGATGGCTTTAGAATCTTTAGAACAGTATAGCATTAACATGTTTAAAAGACATAAGATATGCGACATATACAATGATGTAATACCAGAAGAATATCATATGCCTAATAATCGAAAAGCTGTATGGGTATACGATATGAAACATCCAAAACCTGACACCATGGTTGAGTTGTTAAATAGCAATGGAATTACAGCACGTCATTCATTTAAGCCTTTATCAAAACAACCTCTGTTTGATCATTGGGTACCAAATCATGTAGCAAAAGGTATGAGCGAGTCTGTGTTTTATGTTAATGTGGATCCAAGAGAACTTCTAAATGTTGTTAGAGATAAAGCATATGAAGTAAAAAGGTTATTAAATGAAGTTTAAAATAATAACTACATTTTTAGATAAGCCGCTAAAAGCTAGTAGTATCGATATTAGTAAACTTAATGACAAAGCTAAAAGATATTGGTCTAGATTTGAAGATGAAACTATTTCCAGGGGTATGCAACTAGCTAAACAAGCTAATGAACTATTGCCAGATAATGCTTCTATGAGAGTTTATTATGAAGGAGATAACTTACCCGAAAGCACTGAAAAGGTTGAATTCTTACCTCATCCTATAGAAAAAATTAAAGAGTTTCAAAAAAGATCTAGTGGTAAGATGATAAAGAAACATTTTAAAGTATATGATTATCACCACTATAAAAATAATATAAATTTTAAGGACGGATACGATTATGAGTTTGATGCTGTTAGATTTTGTCATGCACCTTTCTCATTAATTGAAGCTTATAATACTATAGAAGAAAGATACTTAATATCAATTGACGCTGACGTTGTGATAAGAGAAAAGATACCTGAAGACTTCTTTCCATCTTTAGCACAAGAAGGTTGTATTACTCATTATTTAAATAGAGCTCCGCATAAACACATGGAATCAGGATTTATAATGTGGGATACACAGCATCCTGATTATAACGCTTGGTGGGAGAAGTATAAACAGTTATATGAAGATGATGGTATTTTTGACATATATGATGGTTGGACAGATTGTCATGCTTTTGACCATGTCAATGAAGGATTTCCAAGTCATAAGATTGCTAGTAGACAATCGCATGAAGTATGGGCGATATCACCATTACAAAAATACTTGACACATAATAAAGGAACTACAATATCATCATGAGAGCATTTGTAATTACAATTCCAGATCACCCAGAATCTAATCAAGCCGCTAATAAATGTATAGAATCTCATTTTAGATTACACTCATCGTCTTTAATGCCAGATTTTTTTACTATTGAAAAGTTTAATGCAGTAACACCAAATGATACTGCTACAGTTATGATGGAAAATGGTATAAGTTGGAATTATCCATGGGAAACAGTAGAACATGATATAAAATCAGGTCTAACAAAGAGCCCGTATAACACGATCAACATAGATGCAAGGATCGCCTGTGCATTAAGCCATTATAAACTATGGAAGTTTTGTGCTGATATAGAATCGCCGATACTAGTATTAGAGCACGATGCTATTTTTACTAAAAAACTAAGAATGGATATGACAGATAATAATTATAGTATCATAGGAATTAACGATCCTCGAGGTGCAACCAGAAGATCTCAAGATTTTTATGATAAAGTACTATTACATAGAGAAGCTGTTATTCCATGCCCTTATATAGATTCTATTAACGTGCCTCAAGGATTAGCTGGAAATTCAGCATACATAATTAAAAGGGAAGGTGCTGAAAAGATGTTAGAACTTGTTAAAGAGCATGGACTTTGGCCAAACGATGCGTTAATGTGTAAACAATTGGTTGGTGCCAAACTAGGAGTAACTACAGATTTTTACACAAAAGTTCAAGGAACACGGAGTACAACAACGCTATGAGCGCACATGTTATAACAATTCATGATAATCCAAAGTCTCATCAAGTGGCAGATAGGTGTATTGAATCTGGAAAAAAGTTAGGTATAGAAATAGTAAAATTTTTTGGCTTTACCCCTAAAGACGACCTTACTGCTATATTAACAAATGAAGGTATCAACACGTCTGGATTTCATAGTGACTTTTCAAACTATTCTAGCGTTGTGGCTGCATTCTTAGGTCATTATCATCTATGGAAAATGTCAGTTGCAACAAATGAAATAGTATTCATATTTGAACATGATGCAATTTTAACAGGTGATTTGCCTAATATGTCATTTGATAAAGTTATAAATATGGGAAAACCTTCGTATGGAAACTATAACACACCTAAAACTCTTGGTGTACAACCATTAGTACATAAGCCTTATTTTGGTGGAGCTCATGCATATATGGTTGCTCCGGAAGGTGCAAAACTATTGATAGAAAAAGCTAAGACAGATGCTGGTCCAACTGATGTATTCTTAAACGTACATAACTTTCCTTGGTTGCAAGAGTATTATCCATGGATTGCTGAAGCTAAAGATCATTTTACAACCATACAAAAAGAAAAGGGTTGTTTAGCTAAACATAATTACAACGAGAACTATGAGATACTATGATAACAGTTGCTTGTGTATGGTGGGGAACTAAGTTTCCTATAGAATATGTAATTAATTTAAAAGCTTCTATAGAACGTAATACTACTATAGATCATAAATTTATATGTTTTTCTGATAAAGACGTACCAAATATCGAAACGAAGATATTAAAAAAAGGATATGATGGTTGGTGGAATAAACTACAACTGTTTGATTGTTCTCATGGATTATCTGAACGGGTAATATACTTTGATTTAGATACATTAATCACAGGGGATTTAGATTGGTTATTTGAATATGATGGTAATTTCATGGGAATAGAAGATGTTGGATCTGTTAACGATCATCAACCACATCTTAAAAACGTATTACAATCTGCTGTTATGTCATGGAAATATTATATGTGGAATAGTATATGGACACACGCAAGCCATAATATCAATGAGGTTAAGTCACAATATAGAGGAGATGGTGAGTTCTTACATGGATATATGAATCCATTGCGATATCAACTACTTCAACATGAATATCCAGGTCGTTTAAAATCCTATAAATATCAAGTGTATCCAAATAAGCCTGATGATAAGACATCTATAGTGTGTTTTCACGGAAGACCTAATGTAGTTCAGGCTCAAAGGGAATCGGTAACTACACCAATGGCGACTTATAACCCACAAAGTTGGATAAAGGATTATTGGAGAAAGTAATGAAGAGAGTAGTTCATATCATAGGAAATGGTGATCATTCTTTTTTATATCAAGATGCACCGAGAAGAGGGTTAAAACTAGCGTGTAATCAGATAGCATTTCAGGTTCCGGAAAAATATGCAACGTGTATAGTTGACTATAAATTTATGAATGCTTTAGCTAAACAACAAGTAGAACTTGATGGAGAATGGGTATTAGGATTTAGACCTAAACACTGGATGGAAATGAATCCTCAACACTTTGTAAAGGTTGCGCATCAAGTTAAAGAGTTCTATACAGTATTACCTAAATATGTTGCAAACTATACTGATCTTAATTGTGGCCATATGGCTACTCATTATGCTTGTAATAAGTTAAAGGCTGATGAAGTCCATATGTATGGGTTTGATTCTATATTTGATTTTAACGTGAAGAGCGTATCAGATTTTAACGGAGCTTTACAATCTGACAGAGGAAATACAAATAATAATAGGTTGACAAATAATTGGAGACCTGTTTGGCAAAGTATGTTTAGAGAATTTAAGGACGTGCAGTTTGTGTTACACCACAGTCATGACAAATATAAGATAAACGTTGATGATAACGTAACAACTGAGTTATACACAAAGAGGTCTGAGGTTAAGAAAAATAAAGATGGATCTGTATCTTTTGCTAACCTCAGTGAAGCTTAAAATCTTCCAAGAAATTTAGCGATGTGATGTACAAAAGGTAATAGCATTATTGCCATTGCTAAGTTCATTCCAGTATGCGCCATTGCAATACGTAAAGTATCACCTTTCGGCATTCCATCAGATACAAAGAATCCAGCTAACCATATAGTTCCTGTAGTTCCTATATTTGCACCTAATACACAAGCAACTGCAGCTGGAAGTGGTAGAGCTCCAGATGCGACCAACGCAATAATTGCTGTAGTTGATAACGAACTCGATTGCCATGCGAGTGTCATTATAATTCCACCAAAGAACATATAAATTGGATTCCCTAAAAAGTATTGTAGATGTTCCATATTACCCATTGATTTCATACCGCCTGAAAACATTTTTAGACCGATATAAAAAATAATTAGTCCTACTAAAGCAGTAGTAACTGGATTAGTTAACAACCATTGAATACTCATATCCATAGCATTTACCTTTTTAATTAATTTTTTAGAATTCTTTTTCATAATAACTATATATTCAACCTAACGGTGTATTTTTTAAAAATTTAACTTGATATTGTTGACCTTGATGCCAGAATGTAACTATAGAATATGAATATATCCTTTTAGATTCTTCTTTATATCGTGTTTCATATCGACATACACGCTGAGTTCCACCAGTTGCTTGACTGTTTTGATGACCTATTATTCCACCAAACAAAGCGCCTAATCCAGCAGCGTTATCATCGCCAGTCAAGGCCTTTCCTATCAATCCACCGAGAACTGCACCGCCTAAAGTGTCGCCTGTTTTGTCACCAGATACTTGTTGATTGGCACAAAGTTCTACCTTGTAAGGTGTTTGTACGATGACTGTTTTAAAGTGGTCTTTTACTTCTGTTCGGAGTAAGGGGTTCTGTGCTAAGGCCGAGCTGCTCACGAGCATCAGCAAGATAAACCCTAAGCTTAATGTTTTCATCTGATAGTTCCTTTATTCTTTTATAGGTACCTTGTAATTGTTTTTGAAGACTATGTATTTCAAGCTTAATTCTTTCATTTTCTCCTAATGCTGCTAAGCATTCTTTTCTGTACATTTCATAAGCTGTTGTTTGGTAATCTTTTACTTGCTTTTCCATAATTCTAATAATTCCTCCTGTAATTGGTAAGCTTCTATTTCTGATGGTCTATCGAAATAATCTAAGTCGCTATCTTGATCGAGTTGACCACGTATGTACTGTTTAACATGTACCATTTCATGAAATACGGCGGTTAAAAAATCATCGCCTGTCTGGTTCTTATTTATCCTTATTTCGTATTCTCGATCGTCGGTTTCGAAACAACTATCAGAAGATACCAGATATACATTAAGAGTACAATTTTTAATACGTGGAATGAGTTGATTAAATGCAAACGTAACAGCCTCAGCAGTTAACGTCTGTTCCAATCTAGTTCCACCCATGATTTCTAAAGACAACATAATATATTATACCAAACTTTATTTTCGTTGTACATGCTTTTTTTTGTATAAATAAAAGTAATTTATGATTTATGCCTAGGAGTTAAAAATGACATCGCTAATTAAACCACAAAAATTTACTAAAACAGCGGACCTTTTAAGGTCCTTTTTTTTATCTAAAGGGTTCCATGAAGTTCATACTCAAAATAGACTGAGTATATTAGCAGCTTGTGAGGATCCAGAAACAGTAGCAACATATCAATATAATGGTAATATATGGCCGCTCCCGCAGACGGGACAAATGTGGCTAGAATATGAGTTATTAACCAACCCGTCAGAGAACGGGTTTTTTTGTATCTCGACTTCCTACAGACAGGAACCAAGGCCAGTAGAAGGACGACATGAAACCATATTTCCAATGTTTGAATTTGAATTTCCAGGAGATATTAATGATCTTAAAGCCATGGAGATAGAACTATGTGAATATCTTGGTTTTCCTGAGCTAGATATTAGAACATACAAGGAGTGGCAAGATCAATTTGAAGTTGAAGAGATTGAGAATGAGCACGAAGACGAGATTGGTTGGGGAATGATAACAAACTTTCCAGAATTTACATCACCATTCTGGAATATGTCACGCCATAACGATGAACTTACAAGTAAGAAGATTGATGTAATATTAAACGGTATGGAAACAATCGGTTCTGCAGAAAGAAGTACTGATAAAGAGCAAATGTCTCATACGTTCCATACAATTAGTGAAGGTAAGTACGCTGAACTTCTTTATAAGTTATTTGGAAAAGATAGAGTTGAACAAGAGCTTAAAGACTTCTTAGCTATGGATTTCTTTCCTCGAGTCGGTGGTGGAATCGGTATGACAAGAATGATAGCAGCAGTCGAAAAGGCTGAAGAATGGAGACAAGCTAAAGCTGCATAATCTGATCTGGGGTGGCGGAATTGGTAGACGCGATACACTGTTTATGTATTGTCTAACGACGTGGTGGTTCGACTCCACCCCCCAGAGCCACAGAGTTAAAAGATTATTTATATAAATAGTTCTATGAATGCACCAATTAAATTAACTGATTCTGCTAAGTACTATTTAGCTTCAGTTGGAAAGCCAAACGTTTCGCTTACTGTCAAAGGTGGTGGATGTTCTGGTTTCCAATATGAATGGGGAACTACAGATCAAGAAGCTGTCATAGGCAACCTATGGCTTAATCCAATAGCAGAGATGTTCGTGTTTGGATGCACGATTGATTATGTTCAAGAATTGGGTGGATCCTATCTCAAGGTAGTAAATCCCAATGCAAAGGCATCATGTGGTTGTGGTGAATCCTTTGCTGTTTAGGGGTAACAATGAATAAAAAATCTGACATGGATTTGATGAAAAACTTTGCTTTTCATTTACAAAATGCTATTAATAAAGCTGCTGAGGAAAACGGTGGTAATAATCAAAAGCTTTTGTTGATGCATGCTGCAGTATTATTAAAGGCCAGTGTAGAGTTATATACAATAGCATTCGAAGAAGACGATGCAATAGAATCTATATTATATAGTGCTATCGAATCTATTCCTCTTATAAGAGAGAGCAATATTAAGATCCCAAAAGGTAGCGATATATCAAATAATAGTCTTCATTAACTGTTACATTTTTGTAACACTTTCAGCTAAAATCTAATAAAAACGCATTTTTTTCTTTTTAAATGAAAAAAAGCATGTACATCTGTGCGTGGTTGAGGTAGGATGGTATCAAGATAAAAAAATAACGGAGAAAAAAATGTCAAACGAATCAATATTTTTAGAAGCAGATAACGGCGGAATCGCTATATACGAAGGCGCTGGTAACAGAGTCGATTGGGCGAGAGACGTTCTTGCACTTTCAACTGTTATTGAAAACTGGAATCTCTTAGATAGAGATAATGTTTTCTTCACTAGCTCAATGGATTTTGCTAGCGAGAATGGTTTCAAAAGAGACCAAGACGCTAGAATTCTTTTTGGCGAAGCTTCAACCATCGTTCTTCGAAGAGAAGAAGCTGATGAAGAAGAGCGTAGAATAGTTAATAAAGCAATTATTGAAGGAGCTATATAATGTTATATTATGATGTATTTAATGAAAAAGTTGGCACAATAAGCAGCTTCACCTGTTTTAAAGAAGCTCAAAAGTCAGCTAAAAAATATGCAAAGCAAATGAATCATTACTTTGTTATATTTAAAAGATTTCCTAACGGTTCACAAGGCCTAGTTAAGTGGGTATTTCCAAAGAAATGAGAAAGTTTCGAAACAAATATCTAAGGCCTACAAGGTTTAATCCTAAAGGCCATATGTACGTCGGCGTTGTTTGGCCGGTCGAAGGTAGCACTGGAAAACAATACGACGTTGAATTAACTAACGAAGGATTTCAATGCAGCTGTCATGGATTTGTATATCATGGTTATTGTAAGCATTCGAAAGCTGTCTTAAAAAAGGTCGAAAAAACAACCTTTGATAGTTTTGTGAGAGTATTATGAGTCAACACACTCAGCAATTTTTAGCAAAGGGAGGCAAGATTCAGTTTATTCCTCCTTTGCCAGTAGAGAAAAGACCCAACTATTCGGGCTATAAAAATAGTATCGCGAATAGAGGAAGAAAAAGAGAAACGCTTAAAGCACAAGGGTGGAGATCTTGAGTAAAGGTATCAAAGGACGAGGCAAAACGCATTCAACTTCCAGATCCTGGGAGAAATCTCTAAAAAGAAATGGAAATAAAAAATCGAGACAACAAGGAAAAAAATATGTTAAATCAAACTCCGCAGCAAGCTCAACAATGGGTTGATAAAAAATCTGGTCAAAAAGTTGGTGTATGGCCTGACCGTGCGAATGGTGGATATACTCCTCGATTTTTTGTTGATGATTATCAACCTAAAGATAAAAAGCATTCTCAAAGAAGCTATAGAAAATTTAAAACAGCAAAAGAAGCTAAAATATTCTGTAATGCCATTTGTGAATTATTAACACCTGAAACCGCTCGTAAAGAAAAAATAATTACAGCAATAGTTAAAACTTATTTTAAAAGAAAAAAGGAGTCAAGAAGATGAAATGTAAATACAAATATAAATTTCCAGTAGATGAGTTTGGTCGTCCAGGTGGAATGTACAGTTTAGCTGATTTACCAATTGTTGGTTACAAGATACTCGAAAGAGTTGGTACACTCAAGAAACGTGATACTGCAAAAGAACTCTATGAGCTTCAAGATAACGCTAATAACTGGACTTTAGTAGTACCATTTGAAGATGTAGAGATCATAACGTCTCCACTAACAGAGGTTATATAATGGATCAGATAGGAATATTGATTAGTTTGTATATTTTAGGAGTTTTGTACGTTTTATCTCCATGGATATTTGTGACATATTTATCACATAAAGATAAAAAAGAAGAAAAAAACGAAAAAAAGTAAAATAAGCATGTACAATCATATCCCGTTGAGGTAGGATGGTATCAAGATAAACAAATTAACGGAGAAAAACATGGATATTTTTGATTATAAAAACGTAATAGACACCCTAATCGGGATGTCAGACGAGCAAAAGAAAACTTTAGCTCAAAAAATGGTAGATAGGTTTCCTTCAACTACTTATGACTTAGCATCTGAATTTATGATTCACTTGCAAGACCGAGAAGCTGAAGAAGGAATCTTAGGATAACGTAAGGAAACAAATCATGATGGACACATTTAACAGCATCATTTCATTCCTATACGTTGAGGCCACAGCTCAACCGCTTATTTTTCTCCTCTTTATCTTGGTTGGGCTATGGCTATTATTTCAAAAAACTTACGTGACAATACTGTCGCTTTTTACATTATGGTTAGCTTATTTAATAGGAGGATATTATGGCTAAAGAATTGACAAATAAACAAAGAATCGCATTAGTACGAAAGCTTTCAAAAAAGCTTACAAAGAAGGTACAACGAAATTCTAAAGTTCGTTTATCAGAAACATTGTACTTAGATAAATATGATAATGGCTCTAACCCATATCACTATACCGATGCATCAAAATATGCAGATCAACATTACGGTGATGCGATGCGTGATACAGTCGCTATGGATAATGATTGGGATTAAGTCATGACCATGCATCTTTTACCGGTTTACTTTACAACTACTAAACACAGTCGTAAGCGTAAACGTAAATTTTCACGAAAGCAAGATAAGGCTCATCAAGAACATGAAAAGTTCTTAAAAAAGATGGGCATTACAGGAGCTGAATCAAACAAAGGAATACACGATATTCCTGATTACAAAGAAAATATAAGAAGTACAGCAAAAACTTCAGATTCAGTTCCAAATAATGGGTCTCGTAAGAGAACTCAGCAATACACAGGAACCTTTATACAAGGTATTGCAACAATGCATAAATCAAATCTTGTGCCAGTTACTAGAGATGGCAATCCAAAAGATTATGCAACAATGAGGAGAAACTAATGTTTGCAGAAGCAGTAATGTGTCTCGCACTCAATATGTATTGGGAGGCGAAGAATCAATCTATGGTAGGTCAAGTAGCAGTTGGCCAAGTAGTTATGAATAGAGTACAGGATAGCAGATTTCCAAATACAGTTTGCGAAGTCGTTTATCAAGGAGAACATAGACCTTCATGGAAGGATCCAACTAAAGAACATCCAGTTAGACATAGGTGTCAGTTTAGTTGGTACTGTGATGGTAAGTCTGATATACCTAATAAAGATAGTAAGCAGTGGTTTAAAGCTATGGATTATGCAAGAATAGTATATTCAGGAAGAATAGCTTATGATCTCACAGAAGGATCAACACACTATCATGCTACTTATGTTAGGCCATCATGGGCTAAAACTAAAACAAGAACAACAAGAATAGAATCACATATATTTTACAGATGGGAAAAATGATGGTATTAAAAGAAGGCCCGTTAAAAACGGCAGTAGAAAATAACGATGGCGTTATCAAGCAAGAACTTATAAACTATCGAATCAAAGATGGAATGCTGCACAAAGAAGTGATCACAAGACAGTTTAGAAGCGATGGTGATTATACTGATCATACGACTACTACACCTTTGGTTCAAGTCGAAGTAACAATGCCTGATCTAAGTGATAAAATACCTGGAGCCACAGGAAAATAATTGAAAAAAAGCATGTACATTACAGTTTTTATGTGGTAGAATATATTATATTAAATAAAAAATGAGGAGAATTTAATGTTAGATACGATTTTAATAATTATTATGCTTGTTGCACTTTTTATCACTGTTAGAATTTGCATATACGGAGACGAATAATGGCTATCAAAAAGAAAAAATTAAAAAGAACAATAGCTCGAGTCTCAAAAAGTGGAATCGGTGCAGTACCTTTCGCTAAAGGTTTCGAACATGTAATAAGATACTTTCACGAAGATGTCGATAAGAAAGATATTAGTGATTTAACACGTTCTTTCGTCAAGAAGAACTTCAAAAAGGTAGATGCTAAAAACATACTAGCAAATCCTGAATATTCTTTTAGCATGTTCACACACCATGGAGCAACAGCTTATTGGTCAGAACTTGTAAAGACTGACGAAAAATACGATAACGAAGTATTTCAACAGTACCTTGAAGGATTTAAAACTTATCTAAGCAAGATGAATCTTGATGGCGCTAAGATTATAAAAGAAAAAGAATTCGAAAAGAAATTAAAAGGCAATGTTGTTACATTATCACCTATGCAAAGATTGCAAAATAAGATTAATGAAACGATTATGCAAGACCTTTTATCTTTAGAAGATGAATGGATTGATGGACAAGAGACGAGTCTCGATGTATACAATCAATTCAAGTTACACGGGTTAGGTGGATCTGCTACCATTCCCGTTAGAACGATGATTGAGGGATGGCTACTAGATTATGAGGATGCCTATCTTAAACGATGTGCTGACGCTGTTGAAGGTTATTCACATTTGAAAAAATCTGAACTCAATCGTCGTGTCGCAGAATGTAAAGCAATGTTAGAAGACTTAGATAAAATCAAGTCAGCTACAAAGTCTTTACGAAAAGTTAGGATTAAAAAGCCACAATCTGCTATCAAACAGGTAGCAAAACTTAAGTATCAAAAAGAAGATGCAACGTTTAAGTTGGTTTCAACTAATCCTTTAAATGTAATTGGTAGTGTAAGACTCTTTGTCTTCAATACTAAATATAAGAGGTTAGCTGAGTATGTTACTCAAGATCCTAAAGGCTTTATCATCAGTGGTAGTACCATTAAAAACTTTGATAAAGAATTAAGTCGAGAATGCACACTCAGATCATCTCAACTCGGGTTTATTCAAACTGTTATGACGAAGACACCAAATCAAGTTGACAAAGCTTGGACAGAAGTCTTAAAGACTAAAGTGACTTCACCAAATGGTAGAATGAATGATAATACAATTTTATTGAGGACTGTTAATAAATGATAATAGAAGATCAATTTTTAACTAAGAGCAAATTTACTAAGCTCATAGAACGAACAGTAAGTGAGCTTGGTATAAATTATATGGATGCAATACTACATCTTTGCGAAAAGAATAGTATTGATCCAGAAGATGTTAAGAAGTTTGTTTCACCGATCATCAAAAGCAAAGTAGAAGCTGAAGCGATGAACTTAAACTTTTTACCTAAACTAAACACATTAGATAGCGCATTTGCCGATTAATGTGTATAAATAGATGTACATTTGTTTCAATACAGTGTATAATAATACAGTTAATATTTCAGTTATATAAGGATATACAATGTCATTTCAAAATTTAAAACGTAATAAAGATCAAATATCAAAACTAATTCAAGCAGCTGAAGCCACATCTGGTGGAGGCGAAAAAAAATCCTACGCAGATGAACGAATATGGAAACCAACAGTTGATAAAGCTGGTAATGGTTACGCTGTTGTTAGGTTTCTTCCAGCGATGGAAGGTCAAGAACTTCCATGGGTTAGATATTGGGATCATGGCTTTAAAGGGCCAACAGGATTATGGTATATTGAAAACTCTTTAACTTCTATCGGTCAACCTGACCCAGTCGGTGAACTTAACTCTCGTCTATGGAATACAGGTATCGAGTCTGATAAAGATCGAGCTCGAACACAGAAAAGAAGATTACATTATGTGACTAACATCTTAGTTCTTCAAGACTCTGCAAATCCAGACGCAGAAGGTAAAGTGTTTCTCTTTAAATTTGGTAAAAAGATCTTTGATAAAATCATGGATGTAATGCAACCACAATTTGCAGATGAAGAGCCAGTAAATCCATTTGATTTTTGGGAAGGTGCAAACTTCAAACTTAAAATAAGAAACGTAGAAGGTTATAGAAACTACGACAAATCAGAGTTTGATAAAGCATCATCTCTATATGATGCAGATGAAGCAAAGCTCGAAACTGTGTACGATACGATGCACCAACTCGATGAGTTTGTAGATCCTAAAAGCTACAAAACTTATGACGAACTCAAAGCAAAACTGCAAAGAGTTCTTGGTGAAAATACAGATTCATTAGGTGAAATGTCTATGAGGCAAGAGGCACAAATGAATCAACCAACAGCTGCACCTATGGCAGCAGCAAATGTCGAAAGTGTTGATACTCTTGTTAAAGAAGAGAAAGAAGAAGACGATACAATGTCTTACTTTGCAAAGTTAGCACAAGAAGGCTAAATGAAAGGGTCGTTACTTAATAAACGCGCGAGGGACCACGGTCAGTCCCTCACTACGAATTCAGTTTTGGTCGACGGACCAAATGGTGTAGTGCAAGGAAACGCGTCTTACCAAGAGGCGTAACTTGATTGCTCAGGCGTGGTAGCCAGGTTTAAGGCTTAGCAGCTAAAGATCACATCACTCTACCGAGTGGGAGCAAGTTCTAGGGGATATAAGAGATGGTATCTCGGTCGACCTAGTTGGAGGTAAACCCACAGTCCTCCCTACACATTATCTAAAATTTCTAAATTGTAAAACATTGGCGGGGTTAAATCCTTGATTATCACCGGCAATTATGGCTTGAGAGTTGCTATTATTAATAGTCGTACTATTATCAGGTGCACTTATTATTGTGTCTGGTCCTCCAAGAAGATCAGCAAATCTTCTTTCATTTAAAGCTTCGTTTAAGGCCACACCTCTGCCTTCCATATCCACAAATGGATTATCTCTTTGGCCAAGTACAAATTGTGCTTTTGCTATTTGTTGTGTTAATTCATTTAATTTTAAGCCTGGATCCAATATACCCTTTTTAAAATCTATAGGACTACGAAAATACGAAAATATTCCTTTTTTATCTAGAGTCCCACCATTAGCTAATGCGTCTAACACTTGAATTTGACTAGCTAAACCTTCAGCTATTTGATTAAATCCCTTTTTAAATTGGTTTATATTAACACCTGCTAATGTTCTGATAGCGCCAGCGAAAGTTGTTAAAGACTTAGCTATAGTATCCATTTTATTTGCAACGTTAACATCTAAATCATTTAAGGGTTTTAAAGATTCTACAATGGCTACTAATTGATTTTTTCTGGCGTCATCGGCGTTTGTTGTACTATCTGCACCAGTTAGAAAGTTCCATACTGATTTAAATATTTTAAATACACCATCAGTGATACCTTTTGCTCCGAGACCCAATACTAAAGACGCTACAGCTGGACCAACCAAACCTAGTGCACTAACTTTTCCTAAAAGACCAGAATCTAAATCGTTTAAGGGTTTTAATCCTTCTCCAATATTTGTCATTATTGTTTTAAACGAGGATCCATCAACACCCAACAATATTGGAAGTTTAGTTACTATTGCTAATGAAGATATAAATCCACCTATGGCAGCACCAACTAGCACTATGCCAGCTGAGACATTTGCTGCAACTCCCACTCCTAGGAAACCAGCTAAAGCTCCACCTGCCATTGCAGCTGCAATGAACTTAAACCCATCACCTTCTAATGCTATAAATGCATCTCCGATATTTGTAAGTAAAGCTTTAAATGATTCACCAGTTCCAAATCCAATCTTATTAGCTGCTTCAGGTACAGCAGCCATTGCAGAAAGAGAAGCTCCTAAAGCAAGAGCAAAAGCAACTAAACCTATGGTTCCTGAAGCCGCGAGTCTTCCTCCACCCTTTTTGAGACCAAATAATATGCCTAATACACCACCGCCAAATAATAATCCACCAACTTTAATTAGTGCATCGTTGTCTAATGCACCTATGGCGTTACTCATGTTTGTAACTAAAGCAGCTAAACCAGTGCCATCGACGTTCATCATTTGAGTAAGTTTATCTCCTACACCAAGCGCAGTGAAAAAGCCAGCTATTCCAGCTCCAAGAGCTGTCATTCCCGTAAATGCTGCAAAAGCTTTTACAGTACCGAATAAGACACCTAAACCTCCACCAGCACCTAATGCTACACCAATATTTGCAAGTTCTTTATTATCTAATTTACCTAATCCAGTTGCAATGTTTTCCATAAAGGTTGATAGATTTTTACCAGTAGCTTCCAT